TAGCTATAGCCTTCAATACTTCTTGATTTTCCATAATATCTCCTTGATTTATAATTTTTGGGTGAGATCTAATTTAAACATGTGTGCAGAATATATCAAGTAATCTTTTTATAATTGTTTTCTTGACAGTAAATTCATGTTATGAAAGAGACAGAAAAAAGAATGAAAGCACAAACAACTGCATTTGGAAGAATAGTAAAAAGATATGATTTATCTTTAGAAGATATTAATGATTTAAATACTAGGTATGAAGCACACAAGAAAAAACTTAATTCTTTTGGTCCAAGGTTAGCAGGCAGATTAGATTCAGAATTAGAGTTTACACATTTATTAGGAGAAACGAATATATCAAAATCTATCGTTGATTGCATGAATGACTACATGGAAACTTTAAGTCAAATAAATTTATTAATAGAAAAAAAACCTTTAAAAATTTTAAGCTGTTGGATAAATGATATGAAAGAAGGTGAATATAATCCACCTCATACACATCACGATAACTCAGGATGGTCTACAGTTTTGTTTTTAAAAGTTCCTGAATTTGTAAATGATGCAAAGGATCCTCATAAATTTAAAGATGGTAAATTAGGTTTTATGGGAGTTTGGGGTTCAAGTTGCACATGGATGAAACCAAAAGCAGGGCACTTTTATATATTTGAAGCAGCTCATCAACATTGTGTTATGCCTTTTAAAACAAAAATAAAAGGAGAAATAAGAAGATCCATGTCATTTAATTTTGTAGTAGATGAATAAACCTCTTTTTAAAATACATGATAATCTTTTTAATGAACAAGAAATAGATGCTTTATATGGTTCTTTTCGAGATGAAAAACCTTGGACATTTACAGGTGCTGCCAAAGACATTTCAGGGCCTAGAAAATTTAAAAATCCTTTAGAAAAAGAAGATAAAGTTAACAAAATTCTTTTTAAAACTGCTGATAATATTTTAAAAAAAGAAAATTTATTTGACTCAGTAGAGCTAGTAAATTCATATGCTAGTTCGTATGTTTATGGAACAATGCATGATTTTCATGAAGATGGAGCTAATGACTATAATCAAATTTATACCGTAATGTTTTATTTAAATAAAATATGGGCATTAATATACGCAGGTGAAACAGTTTTTTTAAACAAAGAAAAAACAGAAATTGAAAATGCTGTAATTCCAAAACCAGGAAGAGCAGTTATTTTTGATGGTTTTATAACTCACGCAGCACGTGAAATATCTCGTTCTTGTATTGAACTTAGAATGGTTGCAACTTTAAAATATCAAAGAAAAAATGTTTAATAAAAAAATAACTTTTTGTGCTACGGACGAAGCAATGCTTAATATTTGGCCACATCCACAACCAGCTTCTAGATTTGTTGAACCCGCATATAAAAAACTTGAAAGATTTGAAAGTAAAAATTTACATAGTGCAACAGTTAAAACATGCATACCTTTTTTAGATTCAATGACAGCAGGTTATATAATACCTTTTGATCAAGACTATGTTGTTGATCCTGTAGAAAATGATTTTAGTGTAACTCCAGCTAACAAAGAACAATTTAATTTTGGTTTTCATAGTAAGGCACAATTGCCAAAAGAGTGGCATAAAAAGACTGGAGAATACGCAGGCAAGTTTATAAACAAATGGTTAATAAAAACACCTCCTGGTTACAGTTGTTTGTTTATACATCCGATGAATAGATCAGAGGATAGATGGAAAATTTTAGAAGGAGTTGTAGATACCGATAATTATGTAAATGTTATTAACTTTCCTTTTATTTTAAAGAAAAGAGATGAACAGTTTTTAATTAAAAAAGGAGATCCTATGGTTCAATTGTTTCCTTTCAAAAGAGAATCTTGGAAATCATGGGTGGGTTTTTATCATGAAAAATTACATTCTAAAACTATGAATATGTTAGGTAGCAAATGGGTTGATAGATATAAAACTATGTTTTGGAATAAAAAAAACTATAGATGAAAAATATTACTGACTACATTATATCTTTTAATAATGTTTTAGATAAAAAAATTTGCAATGAAATCATAGAAAAATCTAATTTTGATACGTTTACAAGTGCTACTGTAGGAGATGACAAAGTTATAAAAGACTATAGAAAATGTTATCAAAAAAAATTGGATGATAAATTTAATGACAATATTTATGAAGTCATAGGCACTATATTAAAAAAATATAAAGATATACATTCTAGTTTTACGACAGGTCTCACTACAGAAGATACTGGGTACATTCACCTTTTGTATAAAGGTGATCAAAAAGGAGAGTATAAAGAACATGTAGATCATGCTGATCAATTTCCAAGAGTTTTAAGTTGTTCTATTATATTAAATGATGACTATGACGGAGGCAATTTTGCATTTTTTAATAAACAATATATTGTAGAAAAAAAAGCAGGAAGCGTTGTTGTTTTTCCAAGTAACTTTTGTTTTCCTCATTCTATTACACCTGTATCAAAAGGTGACAGACATTCAATTATAACGTGGATTGGTTAAAAAAATAAATGCATATAAAAGCAAACATGGATGACTGTGCTCTTGTTATAGATGAATTTTTACCAAAAGATTTATTTAAAAAAATAAAAGATTATAACTACAAAACAGAAAATAAACACGGTTCATATTCTAATTGGAAAAAATTTCTTTTTAAAGATAGCCAACAAAATACAACTATGAAAAAAGTTAACGTTCAAGAAGACATAGTAGTATGTGAAAAAGGAGAAATTAAAAGTAAACACGAAATATTTAAAAGTTTTTTTAATATATTAATAGATTGTCCTTTTATTCCTTATCAAAAAAACTCATGGATAAATTTATCGTATTATGAATATAATAAATTTTCAGGAATTAATTGGCATGACGATGGTAAATATACTTTAAATTATTCTTTTTACATTCACGACACTTGGGATAAAAATTGGGGTGGGGAAACTTTAATAGACACAGGAAGAGGATTACCTTTAGCATGTTACCCCAACTCAAACACACTTTTAGTTGTTAAAAATAAAATACGACACAAAGTTTGTCCTGTAATAGGACCTATTAAAAGAAAAGTTTTACAGGTTAGAGGTATTTTTTACGAGTGATTTGAGTCGTAATCAACCCAAGTCTTGCCGTCAGCATTAGTAGTTCCATTTGCAATGTCACTAGCCACAGCGTTTTCAAAAGCTGTTTGTGCAGCTTCAATTTGACCTTTTCTTGTTTCTGCCCATGTTAATAAAGCAGCAACAGTAGTTGATCCCACAGCGTCACTTGTAGCACTTAAATTAGTATTACCTGCCATGTTTCCAGTAGAAGGATCTTTAGTTTGAATTTCATTTTGTCCTGGTAAAGCATTCCAAATTACAACATGAATTGTATTTGGCATCCATCCTGCTTGCCATGCATTACCTTTATCAGCCCAATTAATATGAAAAGAATCATCTACTTTTATATAACTGTCATTTGCTATTACTATTTGTGTTGCCATTAATATCTCCTAATGCTTTATAATATAGTTTACCACCACAAAAGGTGAGAATGAATTTGTTCCTGATGCCGTAACGGATCCAGTTAAACTTGTTGTAATATTACCTGTTAAAGTACCAGATAAAGTATGACTGTGTGTATGACCAGTTCCCGATCCTTCATTACCAATAGTAGCATTTGGAAAACCAAGTCCACCTGGGTTTACGTTGTCTACACCATCCCCTCCAGCAACTGTTTTAGCATTTGTACTGTGAGTATGTGATGCTAATTGTGCGGTTGTTAATGATGTATTAGATATACTTCCTGTTACAGTTACAGATTGGTTTGTAGCATTTGTAGCTGCTTGGTTGTTAGTCACAGCAACTGTAACGGTATTTGCTCCACCTGTACCAGCTAAGTTATAGGTATTACCATCATAACCTTGCGGCATTTTACCTTGTAATTGAGGAACGTTAAAAGTTGTTGAACCATCACCAGATCCATAAGTAGTAGAAATTACAGCGAATAAATCTGCATAAGTTGATCTTGAAATTGCTGCTCCATTACATAAAACATAA